GGCAGACGACCTAACGTCTGCTATCAAAGACTTGCAGAAGGCTATTGAAGTTATGACCGGTTCTATGAACGATGGCTTCCAAGAGGCTAACGACAACATAAGCAAGGTTGATGAAGGTGTTCAGAGTGTTACGGATAGCGCAAAGGATAGCGCAAAGGGCGTGGGCAAACTATCAAAAGCCTTTGGAAACATCGGTAAGGCTTCGGGTATTCTTTTCTTGGTAGAAAAGGGACTTGAGATTCTAAAAGAGTTGTTTAGTGAGAATCAAATTGTTGTTGATGCCTTCAACACGGCATTTGAATTTCTATCCATTGCCTTTAACGACTTTGTAAACTTCATTGTTTCTAATTCCGGTGCAGTAACCGGTTTCTTCAAAGGTATTTTTGAGGACCCAAAACAAGCGTTGCTTGATTTTGCTGATGCATTTAAGAGAAACATACAAGAGCGTTTTGATTCATATCTTGATACACTTGGCTATTTGGCGAGTGCCGTTAAAAAAGTATTTAGCGGAGACTTTGCCGGAGCGTTAGAAGATGTTAAAAGTGCAGGTAAAGAATCCCTTGACGTTCTCACCGGTGTTAACAACACCTTTGACAAGGGCAAAGAGGCTATCACAAAAGTTGCTACGGCAACCAAAGACTATGTTGTTCAAACGGCCAAAGCTGCAAGAGAAACCGTTGAGCTTAACAAGGCTGCCGAGTTATCGGATGCCATACGCCAAGGGTTGATTGAGAAGTACGACTTGGAAGCAGAGAAGCTACGACAAGTACGTGATGACGAGCGTCAAACTATTGCTGATAGAATAAAAGCTAACGAGGACCTTGGTGCGGTATTAGACAAGCAAGAGGCAGAGATGATGGCTGCAGCCCGTACACGGTTGTTAGCTGCGGAGCGTGAGGAAGAGAAGAAAAAGGGCAACCTTGAGGCTGAAAAGGCTTTGATAGAAGCAAAAAACGAGTTAGCAGGTGTTGAGGCACAAGTAGCCGGTTTCCGTAGTGAGCAGTTGAGCAACGAGGAAGCGTTGCAGCGAGAACTACTTGAACTTAACCGTGGAAAGATAGAAGCGGAAAACGAAGCCTACGAAATTGAGAAGCAATCGGCCATAGATGCAGAGCTTGATGTTTTAAAACGCATTCAGCTTGAGAAGGATTTAGCGAAGGCAAAGAAAGATTCTCGTATAAAACTTATAGAAGATGAACTCGCCATTACAAAGGAGGGTACACTTCGCTATCAGGAGTTGTTAAACGAAAGGCTTCTTGCCGAATCGGAATACAATGCCGAAAGCAAAAGGCTTGACCAAGAATCAGAACAAGCAAAGATTGACCGTAGAATGGAAACGCAACAGGCCATAACACAAATGGCCGTTCAAGGACTTGATGCTATTTCCGCATTGAGCGAAGCGTTTGCAGGAGAGAGCGAAGAACAACAACGTAGAGCTTTCCAAGTGCAAAAGGCGTTATCGGCAGCCAACACGGTTGTGTCCACAATTGAGGCTGCACAAAACGCTTACGCTACGGCACAAAAAAGCCCTATCACGGCAGCGTTCCCTGCATACCCTGCCGTACAGGCAGGATTGGCCACGGCCTTTGGTATTGCAAAGCTGAAGCAGATACAAAACAGTAAGTTTGAATCACCGGACGTGCCTACCGAGACAAGCGCACCAACGGGCGGTTCGTTCACACCTTCATTTAATGTTGTGGGAGCGAGTGGTACAAACCAAATTGCACAAAGCCTACGACAACAAGGTCCGGTACGTGCGTATGTTGTGGGAAGTGATGTATCTTCCCAACAGGAAATAGATAGAAAAAGAGTTAAAAACGCAACATTGTGAAAATAGTAGAACTAATACTTGACGAAGAACAAATGTTGAGTGGCGTACAAGCCATCAGCATTGTTGAGCATCCGGCCATTGAGTCGGATTTCATTACCTTGAGCAAAGAGCAAGAGGTGAAACTTGCAGAGGTAGATAGCGAGAAAAGAATCTTAATGGGTCCAGCACTTATTCCCAACAAGACTATCTTCCGCTCCAACGGTGAGGAGGAGTATTACATATACTTCAGCAAAGATACGGTAAGAAAAGCCTCGGAGCTTTTCCTAACAAAAGGCAACCAAAACAAAAGCACCCTTGAGCATAACTTTGAGTTGGAAGGATTAAGTGTTGTTGAGAGCTGGATTGTTGAAAGCGAAAAAGACAAGAGTCAAGCCTACGGCCTTTCCGTACCGGAAGGCACGTGGATGGTTAGTATGAAGGTTTATAACGATGACGTTTGGAACAGTTATGTTAAAACCGGAAAGGTTAAAGGCTTTTCCATTGAGGGGTATTTTGCTGACAAGGTAAATATGTCAAAGCAAGTAACTCTTGATGATATTATCAGCGAAGTAGAACAAGACGAGGAATTGTTGTGTGCAATCCGTGAGGAATTGCAACGCACCGAACTTGAAAGTTATAGCGACTACGGAAGCGGAGTAAGAAACAATGCCAAACGAGGCATTGAACTCAACGAGAAGGTTAACAACAAGTGTGCTACACAAGTAGGAAAAGTACGAGCGCAGCAGTTGGCCAACGGAGAAAAGATTACACTTGCTACAATCAAGCGTATGTACTCGTATCTTTCCCGTGCCGAAGAATACTATGACGAGGGTGATTCAAAGGCTTGTGGCACTATCTCATACCTTCTATGGGGTGGTAAAGCCGGTAAGCGTTGGGCAGAAGGAAAGCTCAAAGAACTTGGTGAGCTGGAATAAAAATGAAACAGAACAATTTAATATAGTTAATTTATTAGTTATGAGTGCGAAAGAAACCCTATCAAAAATTGCCGGTCTACTGAATGTAGACCTTGCAGAAGAAACACAACAAGTGTCTCTTGAGAGTATGAAACTTGACAACGGCACGGTTATAGAAGCGGAGAGCTTTGAGGCTGGTTCAGCAGTATTTATTGCTACTGAAGATGAAAAGGTTGCATTGCCTATTGGTGAGTACAACCTTGAAGATGGTCGTGTGCTTGTTGTTGCAGAGGAAGGCGTAATTGCCGAACTCCGTGAAGCAGGAGCAGAATCAGAAGAAGAAGAAGTAGAAGCTGCCGAAGAAGAAGTAACAGAAGAAGAAATGGCGTACGCAACTAAAGAGGAATTAGGAGCTGCAATGGACGAACTCAAAGGAATGATTGAGGAAGTCAAGCAAATGATGAATCCTAAAGAGGAAGAAATGAGTGCAGAGGAGCAAGTGAGCGAAGAAGCAACTGAAGAAGTTGAAATGAGCGCACAAGAACCGGCTGCCAAACCTATCAAGGCAAATCCTGAAGCATCAGTACAAAAGGATATGATGAAGTTTGCGAACAATGGTCGCAAATCTACCCTTGACCGTGTACTTAATAAAATCGCACAACGCTAATGAAAAGAGTGGAAAAAGTTTGGGCAGAGTTATCTGCTAAAGAGGCCTCTAAAGAAGTTGAGTTGAGTGAGGTTCAAAAGGTAGAACTTGCCTCTGGTGCTAAAATTGCTGCAGCCTTAAAGAAACTAAAAGCTGCTTCGGATAGATTGGGAAGTGCTGATGGTATTTACAAGGCAGTTCTTGCTTACGGAAAAGTTATTGCTGATGCAGCATCTGCTAAAAATGAAGCAACGGTTGTTCTTGAAGATTATGTTAAAGCACTTGCAGCATTAGATATTAAACCTAATGAAGCACCTGCTTATAAATCTTCAAAAGCAATGATTGATAAGTCTGAAAAGACTATTAAAAATGCAACAAAAGCAAGAGAGAGTATTGTTTCAGCAATGAAATCAATTTAAGAGTTAAAATTAAAAATTAAATAAAAACGAAAGATGGCTACAACTACATCAATCACTACAACTTACGCTGGCGAATTTGCCGGTAAGTACGTATCAGCAGCACTTTTGTCTGCAGATACTATTGAAGGCGGTGGTATCACCGTAAAACCAAACGTGAAGTACAAAGAGGTAATGAAGAAACTCGCTACGGATGCAATCGTAAAAGATGCAACGTGTGATTTTGCTGACACTTCTACTGTTACTTTAACGGAGCGTATCTTACAACCTGAAGAGTTCCAAGTGAACCTTGAGCTTTGTAAGAAAGACTTCCGTTCGGATTGGGAGGCAATCCAAATGGGTTACTCTGCATTTGACAACTTGCCTCCGGCATTCTCTGACTACATCTTGGGCCACGTTGCTGCCAAGGTTGCAGAGAAAATGGAAACAAACATTTGGTCAGGTACTAATGCTACGGCAGGTGAGTTTGACGGATTTGAAACTCTATGGGAAGCTGATGCTGACGTAGTAGACGTAACAGGTACTACGGTAACTGCTGCAAACGTAATTACTGAAATGGGTAAAGTAGTTGATGCTATCCCAACTACAGTATACGGAAAAGAGGACTTATACTTGTACGTATCTTCTAACGTTGCTCGTGCTTACGTTCGTGCGTTAGGTGGATTCGGTGCTTCAGGTTTGGGTGCTAATGGTGTTCGCAACGAAGGAACAACTTGGTTCAACGGTCAAGACCTTGCGTTTGACGGTGTAAAACTTTTTGTTGCTCCGGGACTTGCTGACGACACTATGGCTGCTGCTCAAAAATCAAACTTGTTCTTCGGAACAGGCTTGTTGGCTGACCACAACGAGGTGAAGTTAATTGATATGGCGGACCTTGACGGAAGTCAAAACGTTCGTGTGGTAATGCGCTTTACTGCAGGTGTTCAGTATGGTATCGGAAGCGAAATCGTTCTTTACAACTAAAATAGTTGATTTAAACTAATCAAAAGGGCAGGTAGGCAAAGGCTTGTCTGCCCTTTTTTAATACTTATAATATGGCTTGTGATTTAACAAAAGGACGTGTGCTTCCTTGTCGTGATTCCGTTGGTGGAATCAAAGAAGTTTACTTTGTAGACTTTGGCGACTTGGGTGCCGTTACGCTAACCTCTGATGAGGTTACGGATATGGGTGGTACGTTTAGTGCGTTCCAATACTTGCTAAAGGGCAATAGTTCTTTAGAGCAAAGTGTAAATGCTTCTCGTGAGAACGGTACAGTTTTCTACGAGCAGGTATTGAACTTGACTTTACCAAAATTGAGTAAAGAAGATAACAAAGAATTAAAACTTTTGGCTTATGGTCGTCCACATATCGTGGTTGTTGACTATAATGGCAATGCTTTCTTGATGGGCCGTGAGCACGGTGCTGATGTAACAGGAGGCACGGTTGTTTCCGGAGCAGCGATGGGGGACTTGAGTGGTTACACCTTATCTTTTTCTGCTTCCGAGTTGACACCTGCTAACTTTATTGATTCTCCTGCTGCTGGAGACCCATTTGATGGTATGAGTTCAGCTACTGCAACCATTGTTGCCGGTACTGACTTCTAAACGTTTGTTTAGCAAATTAAAGGGGAGAGCTTCGGCTCTCCTTTTTTTTGCAAAAAACTTTAGCAATACGTTATTTATGTATGCATATAGTAAGTACAACGAACAAAGAGATTAAGTTTGTTCCACGCAAAGTGGAAACCGGTACAATTTCCTTGAAGATAACGGATGAGCAAACAAACAAATCTACCACGGCCAATGTAACGGCAACGGAAAGTGGTAATTTTGTGAGTGTTACACCAACGTACACATTCAAAGAAGGAAGATTTTACTATATTGTGATGACCGGAGCGGTTGAATTGTATCGTGGAAAAGTGTATTGCACCGACCAAACGGACTTTGACAAGTACACTACAAACGAAAACGTATATACGGAATACGAGAAGGCTGACGCCAACGAATACATAGTAATATGAAGCTACACGCTATAAATCTTGCAAGTTACACCAAGCCTCAAATCATTGAGCAAAAGAACCGTGATTGGGTTGAGTATGGTGCTGACAACAACTACTATCAATACTTGATAGACCGTTACAACGGTAGTCCTACGAATAACGCCATTATAAATGCCGTTAGCGACCTTATCTACGGAAAAGGTATAGATGCTACGGATAGCAGTAAAAAGCCTTCAGAATACGCTCAAATGCGTTCTTTGATTCACGGTGATTGTTTGCAGAAGGTTGCAGGAGACTTAAAGCTAATGGGTCAAGCAGCCTTTCAAGTTATCTACACGAAACAGGGCCGTCAAGTAGCGCAGGTGGAACATATGCCTATTCAAACGCTTCGTGCGGAGAAAATGGGTGATGAGGGTGATATTGAAGGATATTACTATTGTGCTGATTGGACAAAACTAAAACCAAACGAGAAACCGGAACGCTATTCAGCGTTCGGTACTTCAAACGATGCTATTGAGATTCTTGTAATCCGTCCATACAAAGCAGGATATTATTACTACTCACCGGTAGACTACCAAGGTGGTATTCCGTATGCGGAGCTTGAGGAGGAAGTAGCAAACTACCATATCAACAACATCAAGAACGGCTTGAGTCCTTCTATGATGATTAACTTCAACAACGGAGTTCCCGATGAAGAAGAACGTATGGAGATTGAACGTAAGATACGTGATAAGTTCTCCGGCAGTTCCAATGCCGGTAACTTTATTCTTGCGTTTAACGAA